AGTAGCGCAACAGTTACAACGGCTGTGGCTGCTGTTGTTTCATCTGGTGGAAGTGTTACTGAAAATAGAATTAGTTCAAAAGAAATTGCAGAGAATTTAAAAAATAACATTAGTCCAAGTGGCGTAACCATTACTCAGAGTGGTTCGGTGCTTCATTTAACGTCTTCAAACGCGATCACCCTTGAAGCTACAGATGCCAGAGCAAACCAAGACATAACTGTTTTTCTAAACGAGGTTCAGGCATTTACAGAGTTACCAACTATCGCTCCTATTGGCTATCAAATATCAATTATTGGTGATCCAGGGAATAACTACGACGGTTATTACGTTGAATTTAAACCCAAGAGTGGAAACTTTGGAGAAGGAGCATGGACTGAAACTGTAAGCCCTGGTGTTGAATACGAGGTCGATGAGGACACAATGCCTCATATTTTGGTGAGGTTATCAAATGGTCAGTTTTATTTCGGGCCTGCTGATAAGAGCACTCAGGCAGGAAGCGAGATGCCTAAATGGGGGGATCGAATAGCAGGTGATTACTTAACCTCTCCAGATCCAAGTTTTATTGGGTTTCCTATTAATGACATTTTCATTTATAAAAACAGGCTTGGTTTTTTATCTGATGAGAACGTAATCCTAAGTAGAGTTCGATCTTTCTTTGAGTTTTTCCCTGAGACTGTAACGACGATATTAGATACTGATCCGATTGATGTTGTAGCAAGTAATAACAGGGTATCTGTTCTTAAATATGCTGTTCCATATCAGGATGAATTAATATTATTTAGCTCACAATATCAATTTAGGTTTAACGCTGCTGAAACTATTTTAACTCCAGCTACAGCGCAGATCACAGTTCTAACTCAGTTTGAAGTAGATACAGATGTAAGGCCACAACTGGCAGGTGGGGGTATTATCTTTGCACAATCAAACGGGGATTTCACTCAGTTCAGAGAATTTAGTGTTCGTGGAGCTGGAACGGCTTTAACTGCTGATGCACAGGATTTGACTGGTTATGTATCGGCATACGTTCCAAGTGACATGTTCAAAATGACAGTAAACGATACATCGAATGTGATGTTTGGAATAAGTGGAAAAACAGGCCATCAAAGTAGAATTTATGTTTATAAATACTTTTTTAGAAATTCAGGCCAAGGTACTGAAAGAGCACAATCAAGTTGGAGTTATTGGGACTTTGCAGGAGTTGATGAAGTTCTTCAGGTGCTCGCTATAAGAGAAACCCTTTATTGCTTGATGAGATATGGAACGAAGGTTTACTTGGAAACTATCTCTGTCATGGATAGATCTCAAGAGCCTTTAACTGGTTCTCCATATCCTCTTCTGTTGGATAGGCGTGTCTCAACTACCACTGAAACCCCGACAGGGATGAGAGTTTCAGCAGGTACTTATGACGCGAACACAAAGAAAACGACATGGACATTGCCATACACAGT